CATCATTTCCTAAAGCTGAACTATCTTCAAAGTCTAAATAAAATCCATTTGTGCCAAAGGTTAAACCAGATACATCTATTGGTTTCCATATTGTTGGACTGTCAGAATCAAATTCTCCAAATTGATCTGCAGCTAATGCTTGACCATCAACAAATACAAATTCTGCTAAATAACCACTAAAATCTCTAGTGCTAGAATCATTACCAATATAATTTGCTATGGCACTATTCCATTTATTTGCTTGATTTTGAGTGTATTCATTAGTAGTCGCAAAAGATGTTTCCTCAACACCATTTACATAAAATTTAGTTTCTGGAGAAGAAAGTGTAGCATCACTTGAAATTACAATATGATACCAAGCAGATACATCTCTAAACTTTCTATTTGTTTTTTTCTGCATAACATAACTATCACTTTGTAAATCTAAAATTTCAAGTTGATCGTCAGTTCTAAATAGCAACATTCCTCTATTTTGAGTATTAGTGAAAGATGTCATTATTGCATCTTCAACACCTAATTCAGTTCTTTTAAGCCAAAAAGAAATTGTCCATTTATAATTATTAGTTGGAGTGCCTAAAGTTCTATTTAAACCATCATCACTAGCACCATTAAATCTACATGAGTTAGCAACTTCATAAGCTGTTGTAACTTTAGCTCCTGGATACAAAAAACTATTTATTGGCATTAATCCTCCAATCTTGGAAGTTCGCCTAATGGTCTAGTAACTGAACCATCCTCTTGTTTTTTGTATGTATATAAAGTTTCAAGTGCTGGTGTATCTGCAGCATTTGTAATAGCTGTTTCCATACTAGCTGCTTTAGTTCTTACTGCTGCTCTATGAGTTGTAATAGCTGATGGCACTGCTGTGCCTGCATCTGCTTTTCTAACTATATACCAATCTGTATCTTGTAATATTCCTGCAGCTTGTGCTTTTATATTTTTAATTAAAATTGTTTTTAATCCTTCTACTTTTACATCACCTTCAGTGCCTAAACCATCTGTTTCATCCTGTGCTGTAAATAAACTATCTGCATGTGCTTTAGCTGTAGCAGTTCCCCAGGATCTAGTTACTTTACCACTACCAAATGCATATGATTCATTAGTATTAATATACCATTTTTCATCTTTAAAATTTGTACTATCTGTTTCAACTTCGTATATACCAATAGCTTCTTTCTCTGCTTTAGTCCACTTACTAAATATATCAGCTGAATATTGATTACCATTTAATTCAAACCCTTTAGGGTTAGTAAATATTTTTGTAATTGATCCTGATTCTACTAATGCGTACATATTATGATAATGTTAATGCTTGATTTCTTCCTACTTCTAACCATTTAGATCCATTGTACCTAAATACAAATACATCACCTAGATTAGCTGTTGTTGTTAATGTTGGGGCAGTATCTGAGGCAAATTCAAATACCGCATTCCATGTTAAAGTTCTTGAACCTGTTCCATCTTGAATAACAAGTATAGATATAAACTGACCGGTGGTATTATTAGTAGGAGCAGCCAATGTTCTATTACCAGCTAAAGTTACTTTACATACATCTTGTGTTGAAGCATCCCAAGTTATAGTAGCTTGATCTGTTAATGTAGATTCACTATAATTTAATTTAGCAGACGTAACTAAATCATCAGCTATATCTGAAGCTGTTAATGCTTTTGTATTTGGTTCTTGTCCAATATAAGACATCTTACGTTATCTCCATTACTGACAATGTGCCGGATAGTTTATCAGCCACAGAACAATCAATTCTTATGACATCTCCAGCTTCTAATACAACTTTACCACCTGATAACAATTCAAGCGAACTTCCACTAGGAATGTTTACGTCTTTTACAAGAAACGAAGTTCCATTTGCAGCGTTATTCGCACCAGCACGATTTGATGTTGTACTAACAAGTTCTACCTCTGCAGTTACTGCAGATGAATGTATGTTAGCCAATATCAATCCAAGCACAACTGTAGTTGTACTTGATGCCACCGTGTACATTGTAAAAGGTGTACCTGCTGAGTTTGGCTCTGCAGCAAAATTAATTACTTTAAAAGTATTTGCCATTTATATCCTCCTAATTTCTTATATACTAGCCAAGGGCAATTGCAAGAGCTGTTGGATCATCCGTACTAAATCCTGCACTTGACAAGTATGTTTTAACATCTGTTAACGCTACTTGTTTCATGGTGCCAGCGTCATTTGTTACAAGTCTATCAGCATCTGCTAAAGTCGTAGAAGTTGCTGATGTATCACCATCCATAATATTTAATTCTGTTGCTGTTGCATCTACAGCTGCTAATTTTGTTAAATCTGCTTGAACTAATCCAGAAACACCATCTAATAAATTAAGTTCTGCTGCTGTTGACGTAATGGCTGTACCATTTATAGCTAATTTACCTGTTACAACATTGAAAGTAGCGTTGTCTTCTATTCTAGCTACTTCTGTTCCATCTGCTTGTTGAAATATTAAATCTTTAGCATCAACAACTGGTCTGATAATTACATCACTAGATGAGTTAGATATTCTTAATATTTCTGTGCCACCATCTAAGAAATTAAAATCACCACCATCAGCATCTAATTTAATATCTCCTGGTGCATCTAAAGTTACATCTGTTGCTCCATTTAATACAAAATCAAGAACAGTTGTACCACCATCTTTTAATGTAATATTAGCACCATCTGCATCAAGAATAATATCTGTTGTTGCATCAAGTGTAATAGTAGAGCCTGAATCTATTTCTGCAATTACAGGTGTAGTTAAAGTTTTATTTGTTAATGTTTGTGTTGCAACAAGAGATACTAAAGTTGAACTAGAACCATCTGGCAATAACATTTCATTTGTAACACCGGCTGAGTGAGGTTGTGCTTTTATAATTTGTCCATGAGAATTAGACTCACAATTAAGTTGTATGGCACCTGAATTTGTATTACCTCTAACAGTTACATGTCCAGTGCCATTTGGTGCTAATTCTAAATCTGCATTTGATGTGGTTACAATATCTGCACCATTCATATCAAGATTACCACCTAATTGAGGTGTAGTGTCTTCTACTACATTTGATATTGCACCTGATGTAGCTAGTCCTGCTACTACTGCTGATCTTGCAACTTTTTTAAGACCACCACCTGAAGTATCAACTGCTAAAAATACATCATCATTAGCTATTGTAGAAATTTCGGATAAATCACCTACTGCTAAAGAATTAAAGTTTGTACCATCTGCAACTAAAATATTACCAGACGTATTTGTACCCATGGTAATATCATCACCAGATACTGTAAGATCACCAGTAACCGTTAAGTTACCTGAACTATCTAATTTTAATCCGTTACCTGAACCAACAGTGCCACCAGATTTAATTACTAAATTATCTGAATCTGAATCGTCCACTGCAATGTGAAATTTATCTGCACCTTGTGTATCTAAAATAATTGTAGGATCACCTGATGCTACATCTATTTCTAAAGTGCCTGCAAGAGTAGCACTATCTGCAGCTAAAGCATCTGCATTTATAGTGCCATCAAAAAATGCATCTTTAAATTCTAAACTTGATGTACCTAAATCTACATCATTATCTGTTACAGGTGCTAAAGCACCATCTACTAATTTAATTTGATCTGCACCAGAAGCTCTAAATAAAATATTATTATCTGTTGCAAAATCTATATCATTATCTGCATCTCTTCCAACAACTAAGCTTGTATTTGTGATGGCTCCATCTTTAACTAAAGTACCATCAATCGTTACACCAGATCCAGATGTTGTTTCTGCAATTGTGTTTGTTGCGATTGTACTTCCAGATACAGCTGTAAATGTATTTGCTGTAAATTGAAAATCATCTGCTCCAGCGATTGCAATATCTATTTGATCGTCTGTGTCTGCAGTAATATTTGTATCTTGATCAGCATCTAAAATTAATGTTTCACCATTTAAATCATAAGTTCCAACATTGCCTGTTGCGGTGTCTACAATGTTTGTTCCATCAGAAAATACTAATTTTGTCCCTTTATCAGATGCACCAAAAGTTACACCAGTTCCAGATGCTGTTTTAAATTGTACAGTGTAAGCACCTGAAGTTCCATTTACTACAATGTAAACTTTTTCAATTGAATCTGGAACAGTTACAATAGAATTTCCTGTTATTGTTCCTGTTAATTTTATAACAGCATGCCTTGCAACTGATGTAGATTCTGTTGCATCGCCATCTGTAATTGTTAATGCTGTAGTTCCACCACTAGTAATTGCTTTTTCTACATAACCAGCAATTGATTTTTCTACTATTTGTAAGTTGGTATTAGTTTTTGTTCCCCATGTACCGGCATTCTCGCCGGTTGCCATTAGTTCTATACCAAGATCTGAAAATGATGATGCCATAATTTAATCCTTAAGGTGTTCTAGAAGGCACTGGGATTCTTACTGTTCCATCTGTGTAATCATCTCTTCGTCTTCTACCTATTTGTTCTCCTCCAAATTTTTGTACTTCTTGTTGGTATTTTTGTTCATATAATTGCAGCATATCAGCTGGGCCTTTTAAGAAACCATAAGTTTCTGCTAAGCAACAATATAGCAGACCATTTGGAAAATTCATACTAATATAATTAGTGTCATTATTTTCAAATATACCAGGCACTGCATTGTAATGTATTTTGTACGCAAATGTTGCGCTTGGTGTTGGTGATACAATTATGGAACCAGAGTTTGATGAACTTTCTCCAGTCGCTCCTGTATCTAACATTGCATAATATTTTGGTGTTCCAGTAGATGTAGTTGCTGAAATATATTCTTCTAAAAATGTTAAATCTTTTTTTTCTAAATAAGTGTTAGCACCAGTATACGTAGATCCAGTTGCAGTATAAACTTGCACTGCTCTAACAAAAACAGCTCCTGCTGGCACAGTTACAGTGCCAGTTCCAGATGTAAAATTACCTGTAGATGTTTTTCTATCTGCATCAATAGGCACATCTCTAAAAATTCTGTATTGTGCATTTAATATTATATTTTCTAATACACTATCTGATAAAACAGTGCTTGTCACTTCTGTGTAACTTCTTATTTGTGTTTTTAATCCTGATGCACTTATTCCTGCCATATTAAGCTGTCAATGTTGCTGGACCAGCCGAACAACTATTGCCTCCTCCTGATATACCACCTGTTGTAGCAGTGTTTGTATCGACAGTAAAGTGATAGAAATCTGCTGTGTTTGTAATGTTTCCGCTTGAATCTCTTTTACCAACTGTAATAGAATATCCTGCTGCTTTTGCTAAATTAGCTCCTGTAATACCATCAAAACCAACAGGGTTTTGAAAAGCATCTGGATCAGATGTTGTATATACAGGTCCTCTAAATCTTACGGTATCACTTGTTGATCGACCATGAGATTTTTCAAATACATTTATAATACCTGATGATGCTGCAATAGTTTCAAAAGGATCTGGTCCCAAGGGTCTTGCGACTTCACTTTCCTCTCTATCTGGCCTTGCATTAAATAACCCTTGTGCATCTCCTGATCTAGATCTTAATTCTAATTGTGGATGCTTAGCTTCAAATTCTGATTTATGAACTAAATGACCATTCCATTCTCTAACCATTTCATTATATGGAAATTCTAATCCTGATCTATCAGATATTGCTTTTGCGTATTTTCCTCTTGCTTGTGCCATTAAGTTCCTGGGTAATAAGTTTTAGGAGTTATATATGTGCTTGAAGAAGAACCATCTTCAGCTAATGCTCTTGCTAATTCATCTTCATAATATAGCTTCATTGTTTGTGTCATTTGTGGATTAAATTTTTGTGCTAAATAAAAAGCTAATCCTGATACCATACAAGGTACAAATCTATAAGGTACATCTGTTGCATCTGTATAAGTAGAATCTGCATCTTGTATTCTTTTAACATAATAAATATGCATGTCTTTAGATGCAGCTGATGAGTCAGGTGTTGGATAAACTGTTACTGTTGTTTTATCTACAAATCTTTGAACAAAGTATTGAGAGGGAGTTCCTTTAGATAATTTTGCAGATAAACTAGAATAAGTTGATCTATCAATTTTTGTCATTGCTGAATCTGATTGTGAAGTAGAAGTTCTGTTTTGTCTAAAAGTTGCTTCAAGAACATCTGCAACTCCATATACATTACTTGTTGCATTTGTGCTAGAACTTGTTCCATCTCCACTTTCTCTATAAAAAGTATATTCAGCTTGGCCTTCAATTAAATCAATATTAGTTTCAGCTACTTCCCAATAGTGTAAACCTCTATTGCCCCATTCTTGAAAAAGAATGTTAAGTGATCTTCTCGCTGATTTTAATTGATATCCAGATGTTACTTGTGAACCTATACGCTCATATGCTTCTGCTATTAAATCATCAACAGCAAAAGTTTTGTCGAAAGTAACTGTGCCGGAAGTTGTATTGGCCATTAGTTACCCTCCTTAATAAATTTTTTGAAACTCTGCTATAACCGTATACATGTTACCAGAATCAGCTGCGCCTGGTACAACAAAGTTAACATCACTTTGATTACTGTTACTAGATTTATCTGCTGGTATTCCACCAAATTCTCTAAAGTCCCAATATCCTGCGCCAGTTAATCCGATAATAGGAATATCTCCATCAGAGTCTTCTTCATCTAATCTAGCATAAGAGTCTCCTCCATCGCCACCTTGACATGAATACCAAACTCTAAGTAGTCCTAAATGAGCTACTGCAGTTCCATCTTCTCTAGCATCTAACGCTGAAACATCTCCAAAAACTGTAGTACTACCTGTTCCGTCTGATTGGTTTACTATTTTAATAACAACTCTCTTATCGTTTTGTTGTAAGATAGTTGGTCCTGTTACTGTGTCTGCCATGTTTCCCTCCTTAATTAAGAAACTGTGAGGGCCGAAGCCCTCACATTAATTATTATTATTGATCTGCAAATGCAGGTGCATCTGCACCTTCTTGGTAGCCCCAAATATAATAGTTTGTACTATCTTTAGCTAAAATATTAATTTCAAAGCAACCAAAATCTGTAAGAGTTAACTTTGAATTAGAGTTTCCATCAGAATAAATTGATACA